ACAGAGACAGGTTCTGGTTAGTGCGTGGAACACTGACGATGGCGGGTCTAGCACTGTAGCGTCAACTGCAAGAGGAATAAATGCGTACCAAGATAATGCAAACAACGCAACGAATACAGTCAGAACACAAACAACATATGGTGCAAATGCAAGTGGTAATGGTGCCGTAGCAGATGTTGACGGTCACTATGTAGCAATATTTGGAGATTTAGCATGAGTGAGATAAAAGTAGACAACCTCACTGGCAAGACCACTGCTAATGACATCACTGTGACTGTTGGTGCTACCGCTACGCAGTCTCTGGAACAGGGTTTGGCAAAATCTTGGGCATCTATTGACCAAACTAGCACAGACCATCCTGTTTATGATTCACTCAATGTTTCGGCAACCGCAGACATAGCTACCGGCGTGACCAAAATCACATTCGTTAACGCTATGAACAACGCACTATACGGTACAACTGGTGGCGCACAGACCGAAGCAACTAGTGCTTCTTATTTTGGAACGTATGGAGTAAATACTAGCACCAGTCGGCAAATGACAACGGCAGACTTTCATACGAGCAATCGAAACACCAGCGGGACAGACAAAGATATTATATACTTTGCTTTTGCTGTACACGGAGACTTAGCATAATGGCAGGTAAAATTATAGCAGACCAGATTGAAGGCACCACTACAACGGAAACAGTGAGCGGTGTTAGTGTAACAATACCAAATGTCATAGACACAAAGTTTGTAGTGAATGGTAGTGCAAAGGCTCACGCTAACTATAAACAAACCAGTGGCTCTGAGTCTGTCGTAGGTTCGTTTAATGTTTCGTCTGTCACAGATGTGTCAGGTGGAAAATTTACTGTCAATTTCACATCAGCAATGTCTAACACAAATTACGCAATCGCTACCTATGCTAGAAGAGATAATGATACCGATTCTTCAGCACACGCAATTACCTCAAACAGCACTGACACAAAAACAGCTTCTGCTTGCAAATTTAAAACTATGTATCAGGACAACGGTGGCAATATGGGTTTAGCTGACAGTCCTGAATCTGGAACGCATTTCATGGGTGACCTAGCATGACAGTGACCCCACAGTTCCAAGGCACTCACCTGTTTGACCGTCTGTGCTGGGCTAAAGAGAACCTAGAGCCACATCAGTCAGACTATCGTGTGGTCTATGAGAATAGCGTTGACGAGTGCGCCAAGATACTTGTGCCTGACCCTAATTGGATGGCGTGTGCATTGCAGGGCGGTATCTTACCTCCCGTAGAGGTATACCACGAGTTAGCAAAGGATGAAGCACAACCAGACTTTACTAAGCATACCCGTGGCTATCTACTACATGAGACACAGCCTATTGGTTCGATGACTGAAGAAGAAGCTATTGAGTATCTTATAAAAAAAGACTGCCCAGAATCGGTATGGAAAACATATAATGAAGGTAACCGTCTAAAGATGGTTATCTGTAAAAAAGAACAATTACCTCAAACTAGAGAATGGCGTAATTCATGGAAGATCTCTGATGATCTCCAAGTAGCCGCATAGGAGTAATAAATGGTAGATACATACATTGTAGATAAGGACGGTAACTCAGCTAATGCAGCTAGTACAACTGTTCCCGCAGATCGTAACTTCCGTGGTGCTTGGGTTCTAAACGGAACAGTCATCAGCGAAGATATTGATTCTGCAAAAGAAATCTTTAAAGATAAAATTCGTGAAGTACGTAAGCCACTATTAGAAGCTAAAGATGTAGAGCTTATGAAAGCACTTGAAACTAGCGCAAGCACAACGGCTATTGCTACAGCTAAAGATGCACTTCGTGATGCACCTGCAGCCTCAGCTATTGCTAGTGCTACTACAATTGCAGAGTTAAAGGCAGCTTGGGACACATCTGTACTTGGTGATAGCCCTTACTAAAAGGAGAACTAAATGCCATATATAGGTAAACAACCCCTTGGTGGTGCGTATCATAAGCTAGATGCGCTTACTGCCTCCGCAACAGACACTTATGCGCTTACGCTAGGTTCTGCTGCATACTACCCAGGAACTGCTAATCAGCTTCTAGTTTCTCTTAATGGTGTGATCCAAGCACCGCAAGACAGCTTCACAGTTAGCGGCAGCAACCTTGTATTCGACAGCGCACTTACAAGCAACGACAGCATTGATTTTGTTGTTGCTTTTGGTGATGTACTAGATATTAATACTCCTAGTGACGGTGCTATTACTACGGTTAAATTGGGCAACAATGCTGTGACTGATACTAAATTAGCCACAAGTTTAGATTTATCTAACAAGACACTAACAATGCCTACTGGTTCTGTTTTAAAAGTTAAATCTACAATAAATGACTTAAGCCTTAATAATACAGCGGAAGTCAGCACACAAACAGATACTGGTATAGCCGCTATAGATATGACAAGAACTCAAACTAGCAGTAAGTTTTTAATTTCACTTAATGGTGGTAGGTATATTGTTGGATATACCTCAGGTTATGCCACATACTTTTATGCGAAAGAAGGCAGTGGTAGTTATGCAAACGTAAATGATGGCACTGGCTATGAGCAAGCAGTTGAATTTAATTATAGTAATGACCCTTCCAATAATAATCAAGGGTCACATTCAGCACAGTTTTTATATACCCCAACTTCCAGCACTGATGATTGTTCCTTCAAAGTTTACTACACTAGATTTGGCAATAATAGCACTCAAACTGCTTTTAATAGACACGATAACGTTGCTGGCTCAAGCCTGTGTTTTACCATAATGGAAATAGCTGGATAGGAGACAGATATGGCACTTATAAGATTAAACAATCAGTCTCTTACGAATGTCTCTGCTTTGCCAGCGGGTCTTGATACTGGTAAAGTATTGCAAGTTGTGCAGACAACTGGAAGCACTGAAACCCGAGCAAGTGGCACTAGCTGGACAACAACTGATGCCGCTATAACAATTACTCCTACGTCAGCATCAAGTAAAATTTTAGTAATCCATTCTGCTGGCGGTTTGGCTAGAAACACTGCTAATGCAGGTCTAAGAATACGGAGAGGCTCTACGGTAGTCTATGAATCTTCTAGATTTGGTTATCATGACGGCTCCTCCGCTTATGCTCCGATTAATTGGGCAGTAAACTATTTAGATACTCCTTCAACAACAAGCGCAACAACTTATGACACTCAGATAAAGGCTGGGACTTCTGTAAGCGGCAACCTTAGACATTCTGACAGTGCAACTTGGACAATGATTGCAATAGAGATTGCTGGCTGATGAAGATGGCACAGGAAGTCACCCCAGAAATCCGTGTAGCATTAGAACTAGAAGCTCACGAGAAAGAATGTGCTATTCGCTATGCGTCTGTAGAAGATAAACTATCTGGCTTAGATAAACGCTTGTGGCGCTTGGAAGCTATGATAATGGGGTCAACGGTAATAATTGTTGGCTTAGCATCCTCCCTATTAATAAAAATGTGAGGTAAAAAATAATGATCGCGGAAACAATGGCAGGTATAGCTTTAGTTAAAGGAGCCGTTGACGGAATTAAAAGTATGATAGGTACTGCTAATGACGTTGGTGAAATAGCTGGTTATATAGATAAGTTGTTTGAGGGCGAGAAACAAGTACAACAAAAAAGAAATCAAAGATCAGGTGTTAATAACTTTGGAGACATTGGAGGCGTTGCCTCTGAAGTTATTGACGCTAGACTTGCAGCTGAAAAGCTTAAAGAGGTAGCTGTTATGGTTGATATGCGGTTTGGTCATGGCACCTGGAAGTCTATTATAGATGAAAGAGCTAAGCGTATACAAGAACAGAAAGCAAAAGCGGCTGAGTTAAAGCGAGAACAATTAAAAAAAGCAAAAGAAATAGAAGAATTATTTCAAAGCATAATGTTAGCAGTCTCAGTAGCAACAATAGCTATTGGGCTTATAGTTGCTGTATTTATGTATTCATAAGGAGAAATTATGTTTAAAACAATAGTATTGGCCTGTAGTGTTTTTGCACCAACAGAATGTTGGGAATATACAGACGCGAGAGGACCATATAAAACGCGAGAGCAGTGTGTTAGCCGCGCTTATGAAATGGGCAATGCTATTCTTGAAATAAATAAAGGTACAATAAAACCAAAAAAATTTAGATGTGATATTTTAAAGGGGACACAACTATGATATCAGCGTTAATAGGACCAGTAACAGGACTACTAGATAAGTTTATTCCTGATGCAGATGAAAAAGCTAGGATAGCACATGAGCTAGCAACTATGGGTGAACGACATGCTCAAGAGTTAGCTAAAGGCCAATTAGAAATAAACAAAGCAGAAGCAGCTAGCCGTAATATGTTTGTGGCTGGTTGGAGACCTTTTATTGGGTGGACATGTGGCATTGCCCTATTTTGGCACTTTGTAGGTTTACCTATGACTATATTCTTTGTTAGCTGGTTTGCAGTAGAAATCCCTACCTTACCTGAGTTCGAGATGGAAACACTTATGACAGTACTTATGGGTATGCTTGGTCTTGGTGGTCTTAGAACATTTGAAAAGGTAAAAGGAAAAGCTAAATGAATATAGATAAACTTAGAGAAGAATTAAAAATAGATGAGGGGTGTAAATATGAGATTTACCTTGATCATCTTGGTCTCCCTACCTTTGGTATTGGTCATCTTGTTCTTAATAGCGATCCTGAATATGGACAGCCAGTTGGAACGTCAGTCTCAGAAGATAGAGTCAATGAGTGCTTTGCTAAAGATGTCGAAACAGTGTTATCAGAGTGCGCACAATTATACTCCAACTTTGAAGTTTTGCCTGAAGAAGCCCAATTAATTATTGCTAATATGATGTTTAATATGGGAAGACCTAGACTTAGTAAATTTAAAGGTATGAAGGCTGCTGTAGACGCTGGTGATTATCACAAGGCTGCAGTTGAAATGGTTGATAGCCGTTGGTATCAACAAGTAACTAACAGAGCAGACCGTCTCGTAGCTCGTATGCGTAGTATATAAAACGCCCTATAAGGGGAAAATCGTCATTATATATTATAGAGGTTAACTATGAGAAACACAGAGTACACAGGTCCATCGATGCCTATTTCAGAAGAAATCGATCGTATGAAATATAGACTACAAGATGAAACATTTGATGGAAAGATTAAACGCATTGCAAAGGCACTCTGTGATAACGATACGCATCAATATGCACTAGAAGATATTTTAGGTAATCTGAGGTTTCTACCAGCAGGTCGAGTACAAAATGCTATGGGTAGCCCTCGGATTACTACCGCTTATAATTGCTTTGTTAGTGGTACAATTGAAGACTCAATGGATAGTATTATGCTTCGTGCTACACAGGCAGCAGAAACTATGCGCCGTGGTGGTGGTATTGGTTATGACTTTAGCCATATTCGTCCTCGTGGAGATATGATTGTTTCGCTTGAGTCTCAGTCAAGTGGTCCAGTATCATTCATGGGTATCTATGATTCTATCTGTCAAACTATTGCTAGCAGTGGACACCGCAGAGGCGCACAGATGGGCGTACTACGGATTGATCATCCTGACGTATATGATTTTATTCGAGCTAAACGTAACAACGATAAGCTAACAGGTTTTAATATTTCTGTAGGTATTACAGATAAATTTATGGAATGTCTAGAAACAGGTGAAGGCTTTGATCTAGTGTTTGAAGGTAAAGTATACGAAACAATTGATGCTAACGATCTCTGGGATGAGATTATGGAATCAACTTGGGATTGGGCAGAGCCTGGTGTTTTGTTTATTGATCGTATTGCTGAAATGAATAACTTATGGTACTGTGAAGATATTGCAGCTACTAATCCTTGTGGTGAACAACCACTCCCACCTTTCGGAGCTTGTCTATTAGGCTCTTTTAATTTAACTAAGTATGTAATTGAAAACGAATATGATCATAACACTTTTGACTATGCCCAAATGTCAGCAGACATTAAAGAAGTAGTTCGTGCAATGGATAATGTCGTAGATCGTACTATTTATCCGCTAAAGGAACAAGAAGATGAAGCACGAAATAAACGAAGAATGGGACTTGGTGTTACAGGATTGGCAAATGCCGGAGAAATGCTCGGCTACCTTTATGGAACAGATAAGTTTCTTGCTTGGATGGAAGCTGTATTTAAAACGCTGAGAGATGAGTGTTATCGTACATCAGCAATGCTTGCCAAGGAAAAAGGAGCGTTTCCGCTATACAATGAAAAATATTTAGATAGCCATTTTATTAATACACTAAGCCCAGATGTATTTGATTTAATTAAAGAAAACGGTATACGTAATAGTCACTTGACTAGTATTGCACCAACAGGAACAATTAGCCTATGTGCAGATAATGTATCAAGCGGCATTGAGCCTGTGTTTAGTCATTATTATGACCGAACAATTCAAACATTTGAAGGTCCAAAGGTTGAACGCGTGATGGATTATGCTTATTCTAAAGGTGTTGAAGGCCGAGGCGCTAATGATATTAGTGTACAAGATCACCTTAAAGTTCTCTTACTAGCACAAAACTACGTTGATTCAGCTTGTTCTAAAACTTGCAATGTAGGAGAAGATGTAACATATGATGAGTTCAAACAAGTCTATGTTGATGCCTGGAAAGGCAACGCGAAAGGATGTACAACGTTCAGACTTAGTGGTAAAAGGTTCGGCATACTTAACGAAACCGTGGAAGAAGAAACGAAGATATCTAGCGAAACTCAGACAATGGTTGAAGAAACGGGAAAGGCAGAAGCTTGCTTTATCGACCCGCTTACTGGCCAAAAAGAGTGCGCTTAACAATAATATAACGGAGGAGTAAATGGCAGAAGAAATTATTTCTGTTGTCGATATTGCATCGAAAGGAGTAGTTATTGACACTCCTCCCGTTGCCTTAGCTGAAAACATTTTTACAGATGTAAAGAATGTTAGATTTAAAGATGGCGCTGTTCGTAAAATGGAAGGCGAGTTATTGCTTAATAATATTGCAGGAGTAACTGGTCAAGCTAGATATATTGCAGTATGGGAAAATCCTAACTTACAACCAACAGGTGTTTATTACTTATGGGTAGTAGACAAAGTAACTGCAGGTGTTATTGTAGGCCAAGAAATCTATATACAAGATCATACAGGTGTAAAACGTAATATAACACCTAGTAGTCTTAATAGCGGTAATGGCTTTGCCTTTACAACAAGTGGTTGGCAACATACTTTGTTTAGTGGTGGTTTTACTTTTATTATTAATAACGGTATTGATAAACCTCATTACATACTAGACCCTGCAGGTAATACAAATATTAATAATCTTGTACTTGCAGAGCTTCCTGGCTGGGATAGCTATCATGTAGAACAAACAATTGTAGATGATGTGTTTGCTGCAGGTGTTACTAATGTTTTTGACCTTGGACAAAAAGTAGATTTTACTACTAATGAAATTGTAGTCACAGGCACAAATAATAAAGCTGCACAGGCAGGAACACCTGCAGGAACAGGTACAGTTAACGATACTGATTTTGTTCCAGGAATTTATCCTTCGCCTACGCCTACTGTAACAGGTAATCATTTTCAAATCTATACAGATACAGCAACTAACACGACAGTACTGGTTATTGGTGGGTTAACAATTGGCGATGAAATTAAAGTAACTATTGAATCAAGAAATCCAGTTAATGTAAGAGCCGGTATTGTTGAATCATTTGGTAATCTTTTAGTAGCTGGTGATTTAACTGAAACTGATGGTGCTAATATTATTAGACGACTTTCAGGAGTAGTTCGTACTTCAGACGTAGCTGTCCCAGGATCGGTGCCTAATAACTGGAATCCTTTTGCAGCTGGTGTTAGTACTGCTGATGAATTTACATTATCAGAAACTAATGTTATTCAAGAAATGAAATCAGTACAAGGTAATATGTATATCTATAGTACTGATAGTATTCATGTAATGCGTCTTACTGGTAGACTTAGTGCACCAGTAGCCTTTTCACCAGTAACAGATGAATACGGTTGCTTAGTTAGAGGTGCAGTAAAAGAATATGATGGTAAGCATCTTGTAGTTGGATCTAATGATATTTATGTATTTAGTGGAAATCCAGGTACAATACAGTCGTTAGCTCAAGGTAAGGTTAAAGAATATTTTTATAATAATCTAAACCCTATCCATGAAAGACAATTGTTTCTTTTACAAAACCACCAAGAGCTAGAGATATGGGTATGTTATCCTACGCTTAATTCAACTGGAGGAGAGTGTGACGAAGCTCTTATCTGGAATTACAGAGATAATACTTGGACTATTAGAGATCTTAATGCAGTAGCTGCAGGTGATGTCGGCCCAATTAGAGGTGGCGGTATACCTACTGCTACTATTACTGCAACTGGCGATAGCGGTAATGCAGGTTACACTAATCGTGGTAAAAAAGAAATACAGGCAGTAACTATTAATGGTAAAACACCGAAGCCTACTATTGGCACTAAAGCAATTAAAACAGTTACAGTAGGAAACTTTTCTAGTTTTACCACTGATGTGTCTGAAGTTGTAGACCTTACAATTACAGGTGATACAGGTCCAAATACAGTTAACGCAGTAAGTACTTTAACTTACCCATCAGCAACAACTTTTACTTATGATCGCAATAAAACTACACACCTTGACGGTGGTGCTAGTGCAATTATTAATGGTGATTCTAGTATTGGTAATGTTAGTTTTCCTGCTAGCTCTATACTTGGAACTAACTATGCAGACGGTGCTACTATTACAATGGCACAGTTTGTAGAGGCTATTAAAGATTACATTAATGCAAATAACGCATTGGCTGATTTTACTGCTACGGCAGCATCTAATGTTCTTACACTTACATCTGATGTTCCAGGACCTCGTGCTTTCAGCACTTCTACTTTTGCAGTATCAGGAAGTGGAACAACAACTAATATAACACCTAATTCTACTGTTACAGGTGTCGGCGTATATGGCATTACAGCGGCGCTTAGCCCTTCAATCTCAATGACTATTACGGCACCAGCCGTAGGCGGGGTACAAAGTGCAATTAACGAAACAATCACTCTTAGCAAAAATCTCACAAGTCAAACGGCGATTAGAGATGATATTATTATTAAGTTGTCTTCTCTTTCTGTGTTTAATGGTAATATTAATGCTATTTACGGTGTTGCAGCTGATGGCAATAATGTAAGGTTTACTTCGGTTAATGGTGGAAATCATAGTGCATTAACAATTGCATTTTCGACTAGTTATAGCGGTACAGCGTATACTGAAACACAATTTGGTGGTAATCTTACTGACTCTGTTACGGTAGTTACAACAGGTGTAAACAACAATATACCTATACCTAATATGACTGTTACGTTTCCTGATGGAACAACAGGTAGCACACCGCTTCCTGGAACTCAATCAAGAGCTAGTGTAGTTACTGCAATAAGTACAATAATTAATGCAAACGCTGGGTTTAGTACTTCAACAGGAACAGGGTTAGTAACAGCTACAGCAGCTGCAGTTGGGGTTCAAACAAATAATTTTAGTGTTGCAGTAGCAAGCACTGGAACATTACCAACTGGCTTTAATAATGCTACTTTTACTGGCGCACAAACAAGAGCAGGTCGAGCAGCGCATACTAATACAGATCGTATTACTCTTACGCCGCCTGAAGGTAATGCTATCACAATTAACTTTGATAGTACTGCTGCTTTTGATCCAGATTCAGGTAGCTCACCTACTAATGTAGAAGAAATAACAGCTATTGAAATAGCTACTGCATTAGAAGCAGCATGGACTGATACTACTTATTTTACTTTAAGCAGAAGCAATAATGTACTTACTTTTACTAGCGCTACTAGAAAAAATGTATCAGGTACGTTTGCATATACAGTAGTTAATGGTGATACTAGAACAGGTACAGGAGTTAGTCCGTTAATAACTAACTCTACCGGTAGTGATATTTCGGTTACGGAAGGCGTAGAACCTATTTATGCTAAAATGACTCGTGTAACAATCACTATTAATACTGCAGCAGGGAGTGTTGTAGCATTTGATCGGCACTACGGAGAAGGTCCGGGAAGACTATTAGATCCTAACTTTACCCCAGCACAAAATGATGATACTTATGGTGATACTGGAGTTTCAAGCGATGCAGCATATCTTGCTTTGTATTACAACGCAGATGCTCCACAGACTCCGACTGAAGAAGCTAAGAATAATGGTGCAGTAGCTACAATGCAAAGTGCTTTATTAGCTGCGCTTGGTGCAATTAACACTAACAATGCGCTAGTTGTTACACCTGATAACGCTTCTGCACCTACAAGTATTGATATTGGACCAAGTCAGTTTAGTACTTCAGCGCAATATGTCCTTACATATAGCCCATTTGTTGAGTTAGTACCTGCAAGTGTAGCCCCTACTACAACAGCATTAATTGCGGTAGCAGAAGGTAATACAGTTGCAGCAAGTGCGCCTACCCAAAGCACTGCAGGGACAGGTATTAGCACTACATTTGATGTTGTACGTCCTTGGAAAGTTGATCAAATTAACCCTAATAAGGGATATCCTATTTTTGTTCAAAGTGGTTACGATAACGGAACTCTTTTTAATAGAATAAGAGCAGCTGATTTAACTTATACATTTGACGGAACAGCTTATGTATCTTATATTGAACGTCAACAGATGTCTATTACGCCTAACTTTGATACTGAAACAATAAACAGTATTTCTTTATGGGCAGATGGTGGCACTGCAACCTCGGTTGGTGGAGAGTTAAATAGGGCTACGTTACAGTTAAGAGCAAGAGGAACTAACTATCCAGGAGAACCAGCATATCTTACTGTTGCAGAAGATAATACACAAGCTAATTCAAAAGCGAATAAGCTTACAGTAAATGATTTTGTTGTTTCAGATTCTTATAAATCAGATATTAGGATTACAGGTCGTTTCCTTAACTATAGAGTAGATGATGCTTTAGCAGATACTAGCAG